ATGGTTTACCAATTTTAACCAAACGCATACGCTCAATAGTTTCAGGTCTATGTTTTTTACCAGCCATATTAGATGGTTTGCCCTTTTTAATACTAGAAAGTAATTCACGCATACCTTGTCTTTGCCATTGCTCTTTGGCGGCTTTGCGGACTTTTTCTTTTACCTCATCCGACATTTTTAAGCCTTTATTCCATGCAACAGTTAATCCTTTTGTGCCAGCGTTCCAACGATTAATTGGTGGCTTGTTACCACCTTTGACCAAGTTCCAGCCAATCTTATCTGCTGGTCGTAGTTTGGATTCAATCTCTAGGCAGTAATCTTCTTTACCAATTAGTACCTTTTCTTTAACCAAGTTATCCCAGCCGTACTTATTGATTGCGTTCTTTAGGTATCTGTTTTGGGTTAATTTAAGATGCTCCCAAATTCTGCGTTCAAACCGCTTAGAAATGCCTACATAGCCTTGACGCAAGATGTCAGTATGTTCGGGTCTGTGAACCCAATAAACACAGCTAACAGCTTTAGGGCTAGGCACAAATGCCATTATGCTAACTCCTCATCTGTTGGTCTAGCAAGAGTTGGGTGTTCCCACTTGGCAATGTAGTCTCCACGCCCGTCTGAATCGTTTTGTAGGGTGATTACAGTTAGGAAATCCTGTTGTGTAAGGCTAGGATATAGAGCCATGATTTTGTCGTATAGCATTATGCACCCCTTACCAATACACCTTGAAAATAATTCAAGAATTGATTATTTGTTCCAGCTAGATTTTGATTTGTGCCTGATGATTGCTGACCATAAATTTCTATGTAATCAGTAGAGCCATTACAGTACACCAATGCTGAAACAAAAACTCCACCTGATGCTGTTGCGGCAATAGCTGTTCTAGTGCCTTCTTTAAAATCTACGCCATTTTTATAAATAGCTACCAAACAAGTTAAACCAGCCAATGCTGGAAAAAGTAATTGTGAAGTTATTTGGTAATAACCAGCTACAGTAGGAGTAAATGTAGAAGATGCAAAATTGTTATTAGTATCAAATTCTTCTGTTTGAAAAAGAATTTTTGTGTAAGTTGCAGTTGTCAGCGTTTGTGTTGTAGCATCTGCATAAGCACTAAATGCTGGACCATCAAGACTTACAGTTCCGCTAGTAGTTGGCAAAGTTAAAACAGTAGTACCTGCCACCGCTTGCTCTTGAAGCGTACAGCTACCTGAAGTTGAACCTAACATTACAATCGACATAATTTATCCTTATAGAACTACCCAACGACTACCAGAACTAACAGTAACAGTAACTCCACTATTGACTGTAACTGCGCCAGTACTCATTGCATTTTGACCAGAAGCGATTGTGTAGTCTGCTGCGATAGTTGCACTATTAGCAATGATTCCATTCGTAGCAACTAACTGAGAAGCCTTTAATTCACCAGTGCTTGGTTTATATAGTAACTTAGCATTGGATGTGTAGATGTTTGTAGCAGTGCCTGTCGTTGCACCTAAGAGTGCAGGGTATACATCTGTAGAAGTAGATGTATCGTTACTGATAGCAGAGCCACCAACAGATGACCACGCAACTCCGTTATATCCCTCGAACTCAGAAGTAGTAGAGTTAAAGCGTAACTTACCAGCTACACCTGTAGGTCTTTCACCTGTTGTTCCTGCTGGCATCTTAATTGCAGAAGTAGCAGTAAATGATGGGTTAGCGTCATCATATTTAACTGTGTCTGCATCGTACCCTTGGACTGTAGACCCAATATCAGAATCTACGACAACATTGCTACCGCCATTCTGTAATGTACCAGTAAAGTTAGCAGTTACATCATCATACTTAGCAGTGTCTGCATCATAGGCTTGAACATCAACACCAATCTCTAAATCTAAATTTTGACGAGCTGTCGCAACATTGGTTAGATCAGAAAGATTATTGGCTTTTGCTAAGAAGCTCGTACCAGCAGCATAAGCATCAACCCAAACTGTACCAGTATAAACACGCATTGCTCCGTCAGTGCTATTGAAATACAATGCTCCAGCAACCAAAGCGTTGCCGTCATTATCTAATGTTGGATTAGAAGTCTTAGCTCCTAAGTAACGATCATCAAAGTTATCGTATGCTGTTAGGGTTTGATCTCTTGCTGTCTCAGCAGCAGTCTGTGCTGTCGACGCAGCAGTTGCACTGTTAGATGCATTAGTAGCTGAAGTAGAAGCTGACGATGCTGAGTTACTTGCGTTAGTTGCTGAAGTACTTGCTGCGGAAGCAGAGTTGGAAGCGTTGGTAGCTGAGGTACTTGCTGCAGATGCACTATTCGATGCATTCGTTGCAGAGGTTGATGCAGCACTTGCACTTGCAGCAGCATTAGTCTCTGCTGTTTCTGCATTAGTCTCTGCAGTCTGTGCTGCAGTAGCACTGTTTGATGCGTTAGTCGCAGATGTTGATGCTGACGATGCAGAATTAGAAGCATTCGTAGCAGAAGTAGCAGCAGCACTGGCACTATTTGAAGCATTAGTTGCTTGAGTTGTAGCAGTAGACGCAGATGAAGCTGCATTCGTAGCAGATGTAGAAGCGTTGCTTGCTGAGGTTGATGCAGCAGACGCTGAAGAAGCTGCGTTAGTTGCTTGAGTAGTAGCTGTAGAAGCTGATGCAGCAGCATTGGTAGCCGACGTAGAAGCAGCAGATGCAGAGCTTGCAGCGTTGGTTGCAGCAGTCTCTGCATTAGTCTCTGCTGTCTCTGCATTAGTCTCTGCAGTTTCAGCGTTGGTCTCTGCTGTCTCAGCGTTAGTCTCTGCTAGTTCTGCAGCAGTTTTAGCTGCCTCTGCAGCAGCCTGTGCAGCTACAGCAGCGTCTTTAGCAGCAAGAGCTAATAAGACTTCACTTGCAGCGTCATTAACTGCATCGCCCGGACCGCCGGGTCCTCGATAAATAGCCAAGGTCTATCTCCTTATTTGTTTAAATACACTCATAAAATGTACTTAAACAAACTCCCTAGCCGAAGCTAAGGAGCTTGAGTTGCCAATATTAGGCGTTTACTGCGAGAACAAAACCAGTCTCAGGACGTAGTGTCTTTGTACCGAAGAGGGTGTCTGCGGTATAGAGAGTGGATAAATATTCCTGTTTGTACTGAACTTGTGAACGAACACCGAGTTGCTCAGCAAGAACCATCGTATCTTTGTGAGCCAAGATAGCTGCTTTGATGTCGCCACCAGAGCTTGCTGTATTCTCAGCATCTGTTTCGATGATTGGAGAATTGCTTGTTACATAGATGTCGATACCATACAATTGACCGATCTGACCGTTGTTTACACCACGACCATCAACGAAATCAGAGCTGTTGTAACGATCAATACCCATGATAGCTGCACGCAGTGATGGAGGAACAGCGAAGAAGCGACCATCCATTGGAGTGTCAGCATCATCCATCAACTTGATCAAGGCACGGAAGCCAGCATCAGTAAATACGTCAGCAGGAACTACAGTATCCGCAGCGTAAGCTGTGAGACCAGTAGAAGCGTCGATGTAATAGCTGTTGCTATGAACATAGGTTGTAGTACCGTTACCAAAGGTCTTGGCTAAAGTAAACAATGTGTCGTCAACTTTCTTAGCCAAAGCATAACCAGCGTCGTCAGTGTAGAAACGACGTAGTGATGCCAAAGCCTGAACTTCGACGATGTCCTCAATGAAACGTGAGTACTCGAAGTGCTGGTCGATAGAGACTAATACTTCGGTCTCGGTGTCAGCTTGGATGGTGACTGTTGTGTTTGCAGCTTTAGCAGTTGCTACACCACGAGTTGGTTTAGGAATATGAAGAGTATCACCCTTCTTACCACGCATAGACATCTTGTTAACCAAGTTAGCTAATACGAGGCTCTTTTTGTAAGCAGCTACTACTTCGTCACTCCAAATTTCTGGAATAAACTTATCTGCTTGCGTTTTTGCTACGATTGAACCGGATCCACCGGGGTATGCTGCTGTTGCCATTTTATAAATCTCCTAAATTATTAAGTTTCATTTAACTCGCCCTTCGTTATAAGCTGCAAGAATTTCGTCTTGCAATGCCATGTAACGATCTGGGTCTGTCATTCTCAGTTTGATAAGGTCAGCTCTTCGATAAATCTTTCTAGTGCTTTCCCCGCTACCGCCTGTATCGACTGCTGCTGCACGTAATGCCGTATCTTGAGTTTTAGCCTGTGCTTCTGCTGCTTGCGTCTTCTTCTCGTTAGACTGAGTACCTTTAATCGCCTTGTAGGTGCTTAAAAGTTCATCAGCCGAGTTAAAGTCAAATTCAGCGTCGGCTCTTGTAAACAAATCTATACGAATTGGACTTGCTTTAATCCATTCATGGAATTCAGCGTTTTGTGCTATATCCACAAAGTCGGGATGCTTAGACTGCAGTTTCTGTGCAGTTTGCATTCTCTTAAATTCGAGTGCGTTTTGTTTAGCTTCAAGTACTGCAGGGTGCTGATCAACGGTCTTTAAGACAGCTTGCTTTGGGTCAGCAAAGAAATCTTCTTCTGGAACTGTTTCAGCCGGCTTAAACTGTTGCTTAGATTCGAGTTGTTGCTTGAGTAACTGATCTGCTAGACTTCGTACCTCATGAACCTCGTTTGCTTGACGCCCGATTAGCTTCTCAGCTTCTTGGTGCATCTTTGCAATCTCTAACGCAGATTTACCTCGATACTTCTCAGGTAACTCATCCGTTGGTTCTTTCGTGTCAACCGCTTCAGGTTGTGCTGCTATTTGTGTCGCAGCGTCTTGGGTTGTAACATCTGATACTACATCTTGTTCAGTACCTTCAAACAGTTCTTCTTGTTCAACAAAGTTTGCAGCCATAATAATGCTCCCGTCACAAAGTGATTGTAGGATTTATAAAATAACAAAGGTCCGTTAGGGGTTGTCTTCGTCACGAATTGAGCTTACGCTCTCTAAGACGTTTTTCTTCACGCTGTTTAGCCCATCTTGCTGTCGCTTGCGGATGATCGCCAGAGATAGGATCGAGGCTAATACGAGGTGCAGAAATCTGCCTGTGTGCGTCTTTACCGCACAACCAACAAGGGACTGTGGCTACCTCATAATTAACCAAGTTTTCTTGAAGGTGTCCCTCTTCACAGAGGAAATCAAATAATCTACGAGGCATCCTGAGCGTCTCCCGACGAGTCTTGTTGCAATGCTTCGTAAGCCTGTTCTGAACTTTCTTTCAAAGTTAGAACCCATTGAAGGATGTCTAATTGCCCTTTACGAAAGAACAGATCAATTTCGTTTTGAATCGGAGCTACTTTATTCACCGCATCGAATATTCCTTGAACATCCTCGATGAATTGTTTCCACCCAACCGTAGTCATAGTGGAAAATCGCTCTTCATAGTACTTTTCTAATTGTTTGTCCACAGTTTTCTCCTTTATTGGGAACTGTTTTGCTCGTAAACAACACTATGCTAATACTACCACAACTTTAGTGTTTTGTCAAGCACTTTTTGATTGTTTTTGCAACATTTGTAGCGATGCGATACGCTCGTTACTCTTAATATCTTCTTCTTTGAGGGCTAATTCAGCAATCTTGGCTCTTTGAGCAAACTCTCCTGAGCTGTCTTGACCACGAATATTCTGACTTAGACCACTAATGACTCGTGCTTGCGTCTCTTGTGGCATCAATTGAGCCGCAACTACGTCTTTCTGAGCAGAAGCGTTGTTTCTAGTGGCTTCGGACTGCAGTTTAGCGATTTCAGCCTGTGCAGCAGCGGTTTGGAGCTGCATTTGAGCCTGTTGCATCTGTTGTTGCTCTGGGTTAGGCTGCATCATCTGCTCTAGTTGCTGGATCATCTCAGCCCGATTTGGTAGGCTAGAGGAACTAATGATACCTTTGAGGATCATTGGCAGTACTGGAGTGTCAGGACCTAGAGTCTGGAGCAATGCAATGAGCTGCTGTTGCTCGTATTCCCTAGCAATGATACCTAAAGTAGCCATTGGGATAAACTTGTAATCTGAAGCAGGATAACGCTCAGGGTCAAACTGCATAAAGCGGTAAGCAGCTTTACGAATCAATGGAACTAAGAAGTCCTCTTGGAAGTTTGTTAAGGTACGCTTGTACTTCTTAACGATACCAGCAACCGACATTGACATCTGAGCTGCGCCGTCACGGGTAAACTGTGTTGGCTGCCCAGCAGCATCGGTTGTTCCTGTAGCCTGAAGAAGCATTCTTTCAAAGTTCTGGCTGATCGCCAAGTTACCTTGGTCGGTAGTACCGAACTTGAATGGGAATAGGATCTCTGCTGGATTACCATTGGTGAGGATTGCTTTGCCGGGTTTGACTTCAAACTTAGCGCCACGAGGTAATCGTGTAGCATCCATCGCAATCATTGGCGATGTGGTGAGAGCTAGGCTGTCAAGGTGTGAACGCAATTGAGCGTCAATACCTTTTTGCATATTGTAAGCCTTCTCGACTGTGCCACGACCCCAGAAGCGATTTGGTACTGTATCATCCTGATATGCTACGACAGGACGATCCTTCATCATGTAAGGCGTTTTCTCCGCTTTGAGTAGTAAGTCGCCATTAGCAATAACAACGATGGCTTCGACGAGGTCGCTATACTGATCCGCAGTGCTATCCTCCGGAAATAAGTCAACAACTTCTTCACCTTCTTTGTTCTCCAATTGTTCAATGTATTCACGAGGAACTAAACCGTAATACTTCATGAGAAGTACTTTATCGTCTCTAAACTGTACGTCTTCCTGTGTTGGCTCAAGATCGTCGTCTTGTCCGTAGGGCTGAATGTCTACCTTACGATAGATACCCTTCTCGATACCAGAGACAATCTGGTGAATCGACACATAAGACTCGATAGCAACTCCCATTGCCTCATCCACAGTTGTGGCGTTAGGATCAATGAGGAAGTTCTTTGGATTGATGGGATTTAGCTTGACGCAGGTATATTCCTTCTCCATCACTCCGTAGGCGGCAGTACCATCTTGCATTGGCATTGTCTGAGGATACATCTCAGTCTTCTTTGAGACTGTTAATTCACCAATACCAGTACCGTAAATCTCAGCTAACAACTCAACCTGAGTGATAGCCTTCTTAATGTTCTCTTTCTCTAGGTCTTCTTTGAGTTGGAGTTTAAGGATTTCCACATCGATAAGCTGTTGATCGGCAACATCATCAGCGATGTCAAACCATTCACCGTTTCCGAATACTGCTTCACAAATCTCTGCGTGTCTTGTTTCCACAGCCTGTTGAGTCGCTGGGGAGATAATACGGCTGCGCTCAGATTCTCTAGTACGGTCTTCTGCAGCCCACTTACCTCTAAAAATTCTTTCATACTCTTTCCAATCTTCTAAATAATTCGTATCTCTGTGGTCTCTCCACCGATCACAGTGAGAGACAACGAACTCGACAATCTCTTTGTCTGATTCGGTTGGTTGCTCAAACTCGTTTTGTCCTAGTTCGTCTTTTTCAAATTCAGCCATGATTTTCCTTTAATAGCCAGAAATAACATCGAGTACTTCATAATCATCTTCTTCGTAATCCTGCTGATAGCTAGTTAAAGCCATCTGATCAACATACGCTAATGCGTCCACAAGGTCATCATGGACATTAGCGGTAGGAAACTGGAGTACTTGATCTACAAACTCTTTCCAGTCTTCATCTTCGTTAAGGGTAATCCTGCCGTGTTCAAACCTACCCTGTAACGCCCAAGCTACTCGCTCAGTCTTTTTCTTGTTGCCGTGCGTCAAATCTGTGATGTGAAAGTAAGTATTGTTCTTCCTCATCAAATCGTTTAAGTAGGGATGCACCGCATTCTTTAGCGCCCCTCTTTCAATTCCTACAGCCATCGGTTTGTATTCTTGTACAAGTCTAAGTATCTTTCCCGCTGTCTCTTTAATATCCCAACGACCATGTACAATCTTCTCAACGAACCAATCTCCAGTGTCTTCTACTTTTACAATTGCAATAGCGGATTCGTCTAACCGTTTCTTAGAAGCGCCTGCATTCTTAGCAACCTCTTCAAAACCGGCAAGGTCGATAGCGATGATGTAGTCGCCATACTGCGGAGCCTCGCCATACTTAATCCACTCTTCTTTGAATATCTCCTGACCGGCATTGTCAAAAGAAGCCTCATACTCTTGTTTGAACGCAAACGATGAGAGTGTTTTCTTCGCTGCGTCCACCTCTTTCGGGTCAATCGTCTCATTGTCTTTAGTGGTAAAGTGCCATGCTTTCCATTCTTCGTCTTCTTCTGCAAAACCTAGTTTATACATATCGTAAAACCAGTTACGCCCTGACGGAGTGGAGATGAACATAGCCTCTCCCTTGTTATCCGACAGAGAAGCACGAACAATCTTCTCCCAAGTCTCCTGCTTAATAAACGCACATTCGTCGAGGACTGCGTAATACAGACTCAAACCACGAAGCGTATCACTGTTATCTGCTCCACGAACATGAATCTTACGACCATTCACTAAGGTGATGTCCAGATTGTTAATGTGAGCAGACTTAATAACAGGTCTACCAATCTCTAGGAGGCTGTCCCAGATGATTTGTCTGGACTGTCCTAGGGTAGGGGACACATACAATACAGCACTCCCTTCGGGAGCCTCTAATGCCTTTATAATGAGCATCATGGTTGCAAGTCTGCTTTTGCCACACCGCCGCCCAGCTGCTATTACTTTAAAGCGAGTCTTATCCTTAAAGACTTCAGTTTGCCAACGCAACAACTTAAAGTCAAGCGTTGTCATCTTCTTCCTCTACAGCGCCCATGTCCACGACATCAGCAGTTATTTCTGGTTGTGTTAGCGATGTAATATTGATGCTGATCTGTGGCGTGGTTCCACCGTTCTTTGCTGCATCGAATACCGACACCGGTAATATTCTATCGACACATAGCTTTAGTGCCGCCATGTTATCCTTATCGTCAGGGTTCAATGCTTTAGCGATAAGTGTTTCAATTATTTTATCTCCGGAAGTGCCTAGCAACCTTGCTTTGAATTCAGCAATTCGTGCAGAGTCTCCGGCAGGTCTTCCGACCTTACCCCTATTACCCTTCTTCTTCGCCTCGATGTCCTTCTTTAGGGGACGACCTAACTTACGACGTTGTATCTTAGGTCTAGGCGGTTTAGTATCGACAACATCAGTTGTTACTTCTAATTCGTTTAACAAGTCTTTATCCTTTTTGGAGACGTTGCGTACTATATAGGATTTACGCTATCGGAGAGGTTTCTATAGGAGAAGAATATTAATCATCCTATATCGCTATCGGATATCCCTAACATCCGATATAGTTATTATACTGCGAACTATAGCATACTTTTCTTAATTTGTCAAGTACTTTATTACTTTTCTTTACTTCATAGTCCATCCTGTGCGGAACTTCATAGTCTTGATTGGTCTCCGCAACCTATCCGACATAGTCCCTACGGTGCGCTGATTCCGTCATTGACTGTGTCCCTTTATTGACTACTCTGTCCCTATTTATTATTATTAATACAATCAACAACTTACATTGCAGTGCAATATAGTCCTTTTTTACTATTTTGTATACAGTAGCGGCTCCGACAACATCACACAACATCATCAACCCCTCCCCCCTATGTTGTTTTTATACAACAGTGTTGTTTCTACGCAACAGTCTAGCACTCAACAGGTGAGACTGCTAACAATAGAGTAAAACTATCGGGCTGTATGAGGCGATGATGCACCTATATAGTGCATTACTGTAAACCTTGCACCAACATAGAGCATAGGCTTAGGCTATCGACATAGTATCTTGATAGTTAAATACAATCAATAACCTAGGGTTTATCCTAGTATCTTTTTATAGCACTAAGCCGTTATACTGGATATACAGTAAACAACAGGAGAGCAAACAAAATGAAACAACAGACCACTAAAGCAAAGCAGGAACGCCTAGCAATACTGTCTTTTTATATCACCAAGTATTCAGACCTCTGGAACAAATCACCACGCCTTAGCAACTGGGTTCAGGAATACAACAATCTCAAGGATTCGCTGAACTGGGAAGACTGGAAAGCATATTGCGAGAAACACCAATACGATCCATCACACAACGGATACGATTGTTTAGCATAACCTAGGGTTTATCCCTATTGCGTATCATTAGCGATAGGGATAGACTGTAAACACTTAAACACTTGAAAGGGATTAATTATGTTTTTATATCACACTAAACCTACTCATTCGCTAGTGCGTCAGGGTTTCACAGAATTAGACACATGGCGTAAAGCATTAGGGGATTTTGAACCATTGTTAGTATTTGCTGAGCGTTTGCCTATGTTAGATGCGCCGGAATATTTAGCGTCAGGGCATACATCTAAACATGATTTTATTATCAGGGGATAATTATGACTAAGAATGAATTTATGGCAATCTGTGTAGAGAAATGTATTGATCCATCATTAGCGCTTGAGAATGATGAAGTAAGAGAAGCAATAAAACTTGATGATGTCTATTGGTTAGTGGCAATATTAGACAATCAGTTTTAACAGCAGTAAACTTAACCGGCAGTATCTTAACTTTAGACAGGAGTATTACAAATGCGAAAAATTGAAAAACAAATGCTTTCCGCTATTGACAATCGTAAAGCATGGCAGTCAGGCAATACGACAGTTACACCTAAAATTGACGGCACTTTAGCAGTCTATTTACATGGAAACCATATTGCAGATATTGGCAGTATTGTTGGCGCTAATAGGGATTTTTTAATCGTTAACACTGAAACATTACGCCAATGGTCAACACCTACAACTAAATCACGCCTAAGAGCATTGGGCGCTAATGTCAGCACACGCAAGGGCGTTACCTATCTCAACAATGTTGCAATCTAATAAGGGCTTAATCATGAATGACAATAAATACAATGGATGGACAAACTACGCTACTTGGCGTGTAAATCTTGAAATGTTTGATGGCTTCGAGTCTGATGGTGAAATGGACGCTGATGATTATAAGTTTATGGCTATTGAGTATCTTGAAGCGGATGGGACTGCTGGCTTAGCCTTTGATTATGCGATGGCTTTTATTGACAATGTAAATTGGCATGAAATCGCCGAAGCGCACAAGGCGGAGGCTTAATCATGCTTAAATCTTTACTGCTTACTGGCGTGTGTTTATACACTTGTTTAACTGCTGTTTATGTTATTGTTTTCTATCTATGAAAGGGGTTTATTATGTCTAGAAACACGCTAACGCTA